TGACCTTAAACGACGCATGATCCAACTCAACAACCTGTGGCGCGGACGTGGGCTGCGCGGTATCTACATCGAGGACAAAGCCTCTGGTCAGTCACTCATACAGGAACTCCAACGCGAGAGCGGCGTCTCCGTAATCCCGTACAAGGTCAACAATGACAAAGTGGCACGCCTGAATGCCGTACTCCCTCTCATCGAGGGCGGTCGCGTACTGCTGCCAGAAAAAGCAGACTGGCTCGATCAATTCTATGATGAGTGCCAAACCTTCCCCTCTGGTACGCACGACGATCAGATCGACGCCCTATCAATCGGCCTCGATGTACTCGCCCGTACGCCCTCCACAGGCGAATACTATCGCCCCCCAACAATCCCACTCCCAAAGGAAACGGAAAGTCTATGGCGAACCACATCCGATCTCTCTTCCCAGCAATGGCGTGGGTGGGGTGAATAGGGACGACTAAGGCTGTGCTGCGAGGGTAAATAAGCGTATGACCCTGACAACGACAAATTATCGCGCCGAGTATGTACCCGACACCGACGGTATCGTGGTGGACTTGTCCAGCCTTGCGGACAAGTTGCTTGCGTATGAGGACATCAGTTCCGATCTCAATGAGCATCAGGAGCAACGCCTCGTCGATTACATAAAGGCAGCCATGCAGATGTCGTACGACCGCATTTCGCGTCGTTACGATCATTGGAGCCAAGCCGACCGCGCCCACGACGTATATGTCAGGCCAGATGCCACCGCCTTCCGCGAGAAGGCAGTTATAGCAGATACGCGTGCCATCGCAGACACGGTACTCACCTACTTGATGGCGGCCCTGACGGGCCGTAATCCGATGTTCCAGATGGAAGGCTTGAACCGAAACTCACGCCAGTCGTCTGCAATTATTGAGCGCCTGCTTCATCAGCAGATGCGCCGTACAGCAGGAGAAGCTCGTGTCGCGCAACATCTTTTGGACAGCATTCGGTACGGATACGCACCCACAAAAATTACGTGGGATGCTCAAACCCGCACGAACGAAATCACCAACTTCGATCCGCGTCGCGTATTCCACGACCCCCGCGTCCAATGGGGTGACTGGGAGAAGATGCAGTACGTCATCTTCTCAGATTACTCTTCCTACGATGCCTTGGTGCAAACAGGCTTATACCCTAAACTCCAAAAGTTCCCCGCGCTCAGAAACAGGCTCACACCTCCTGCTGGTGGGTGGGACGGACACCGTTGGCACGGGGAAGCGGGACGAGGATTAAGTATTGACCCCGCCGAGCGCAACAAGCGCGAGAGCGGTGGCACCTTCTTCACACTTGGCGACAGCCGTGTCATCGACGAATGCTGGCTGCGTCTCGCGGGTTACGAGGTAAACCTACCACAACTCGACCACGTTTGGCTTTGCGCCACTGTCCTCGACGAAAACGTGATCATTCGCCTTCAACTCAACCCATATGGTCGCCAGTTCCCAGTGACCATAGGCGGCCTGTACCACGACGCCCATAAAACATATTCGCAATCTCTGTATGACCTCCTCCTACCATTACATGATATTGCTACTTGGCTGCTCCGCAGCCGTGTCGACAACGTACAGGCTGCTCTTTCCAACCTGATCTTTGTAGACCCCACGCAAATCGCCATCGGTGATCTCATAGACAGGAACCCGCACGGTCTCGTACGCACTCTTCCTGGGGCGGACATCGGCAAGGGCGTATTCATCGCCAAAGTACCAGACGTCACGCAGGGTCATTGGCGGGACATCGAGGCAATGTCTGGCCTCAAACAGCGACTGTCAGCCGCGTCGGACGCACAACAAGGTATGCCAACAGCCGAAGGTGGCGTGCGCACGGCGACAGAAATACAGCGCCTCACCCAGCTTGGCTCCCAGCGCCTTGGCGTACTCTCACGCGTTATCAGCGCCACGTCGATCCGACCGATGGTACGCATGATGGTTGCGAACGTACAAGACTTCTTCTCTCCCGAAGGCTCCATACGTATCAGCGAGAACGACAGCGCCAGCACCGTCGCCAATATGGTGAAGGACGGCTACCTCGACTTCAAGCTGGCGGACATACAGGGCGAAATAGACTACCTCGTCGTGGATGGCACGCTTCCGCTCGAACCCACACGCAACGCTGAAACGTGGATCAACATGCTCAAAATCCTCAACGAGACGGGCATGGCGATGGAGTACAACGCAGGCAAGGTTGTGGAAGAAGCGATACGCAGCATGGGCGTATCCGACCTTGAGCAATTTAAAATCTCAAAGGAGCAGTCGGCGGCTGGCCCTACACCTTCACAGAAAATGATGATGCTGGAGAAAATGCGTGGTGCATCCGTACAGCCACAGGAAAACGTGGAACAGGAAGTCCAGAAGGGCAACCTCGTTCCCATGAAGGAAATGCAGAGGTAATATATGCCAACTCGTGTCCCGTCCGAACAGCTTACTTTCCGTTCTGCCAACTCAGGCAATCAGGTTCTCGACACATATCTTGAAAACGCGGAAATCGGCGGTCAAACCCTAGCCACGCTCCTTGGAAAAATCTTTAATTCTTCCGACGGCAGCATCGACGTGTTCACATTCACGTACGACAACACTGCTGGCGCAGAAAAGATCAACCTGCAAATCGGCACCAACGGTACGCCAACTGAAATTGCGTCCTTTTCGCAATTCTTTACGGACATCAACGGCGTCAAAACAGCCACGCAAAACCTGCTTGACCAGTTCGATGACACGTACCTCGGTGCAAAGTCTGCTGATCCAACCGCTGACAACGACGGTGACGCCCTCACAACGGGCGATATATACTTCAACACCACAGACAACGTCTTGAAATTCTACAGCGGCTCTGCATGGGTCGCGCCAGAGAGCATTGCGTCCGCATCTGCCACGGCTGCCCAAACATCCGCCACGAATGCCGCCACCTCAGAGACAAATGCTGCCACATCAGCCACCAACGCCGCTACGAGCGAAACAAATGCTGCCACGTCAGAGACGAACGCAGGTACATCAGCCACAAGCGCGTCCGCGTCCCAAACCGCCGCTGCCAATTCTGCGACAAGCGCCTCCACATCTGCTTCAAATGCATCAAGCAGCGCCAGTACAGCCACCACAAAGGCTGGTGAAGCCTCCACAAGTGCCACCAACGCAGCCACAAGTGAGACAAATGCTGCTACTTCAGCAACAAATGCGGCGACCTCCGCTACAAACGCTGCCACATCGGAAACAAATGCCGCCACATCCGCGACAAACGCATCAAATTCAGCCACTGCTGCCTCTACATCAGAGGGAAATGCGTCCACATCGGCGTCTGCCGCCGCCTCAAGTGCGACCGCAGCCGCGACAAGCGCCACAAATGCGTCAAATTCAGCGACAGCGGCATCCAACTCTGCATCAAGCGCATCCACAAGCGCAACAAATGCGGCAACATCGGAGACAAACGCCGCGACAAGCGCGTCAAACGCTTCAACTTCGGCAACAAGCGCAGCCGCCAACTACGACAGCTTCGATGACCGCTTCCTTGGCGCTAAAAGCTCGGACCCCACCACCGACAACGACGGTGATGCCCTGTTAACAGGGGCTTTATACTGGAACACAACGACCAATGGCTTGAATGTCTACAGTGGTTCGTCGTGGGTTGACGTTAGTGATCAAGTTTCAAGCGCCGCAACGTCTGCCACCAATGCCGCAACGAGTGCAACCAGCGCGGCAACGTCGGCAAGCAGCGCACAAACGTCAGCAACCAACGCTGGTCAGAGCGCAATCAGTGCGGTGAACAGCGCGACAGCAGCCGCATCCAGTGCATCCGCCGCATCGACCAGCGAAACCAACGCAGGCACCAGTGAAACGAACGCATCGACAAGTGCGACCAACGCTGCAACCAGCGCAAACGCTGCATCGTCAAGTGCAACGGCAGCCGCCGCATCCTATGACGCATTTGACGACAGATATTTGGGTTCAAAGTCATCTGATCCGTCCACAGACAATGATGGTGACGCTTTATTGACTGGAGCTTTGTACTACAACACGACAACAGATGATTTGCGTGTATATAATGGCTCGGCGTGGCAAGTTGCGGCAGCGAGCGCGTCATCTTTTCTGACAACAACGGGCGGTACGCTAACGGGCGACTTGAACGGAACCAATGTCACGCTGTCTGGCTACTTGCGCGGTCCATCTTCCTTCACAATCGACCCCGCCGCACACGGCAACAACACGGGTACGGTGGTCATTGCGGGTAATTTGCAGGTTGATGGCTCCAGCACAACTATCAACAGCACGACAGTCGCCGTTGACGACTTAAATCTTACGGTTGCGTCTGGCGCTGCGAATGCCGCTGCCGCAAACGGCGCTGGCCTTACGGTAGATGGCGCAAATGCCACCTTCACGTACGCATCTTCGGGTGACAAGTGGCAACTGAACAAGCCTCTGGACGTATCAGGTAATATCATAGTGTCAGGTACGGTCGATGGTCGCGACATTGCCACCGACGGCACAAAGCTCGACGGTATCGAGGCCAACGCCAAGGACGATCAAACAATTTCAACGGGAGGCGGACTGTCTGGCGGCGGTACGGGCAACGTAACCATAAGCCACGCCGACACATCTAGCCAAGCGTCAAGCAACAACAGCGGTCGTACGTACATCCAAGACATCACGCTCGACACGTACGGACACGTGACGGGTCTCTCGACAGCGACGGAGACTGTCGTCAACACAGATACGAACACGACGTCTCTACCTATTGAGAACAGTTCGGGAACCACCCAATTCACCGCAACAGACAGCACGGGGCTACAGTTTGCTTCTTCGGGTGGAGCCTCAATAGCGTTCGACAGTACCAACAGGCGCGTTACGATTGGCGCTACTAACACAAACACCAACCAGCTTACCACGTTCCAAGTCGAAGATGGCGACGGAACAGAGGTTACGATCTCGCAGGGAAAAGAGTGGAAGTTTGTTGAGGGTGGCGGCATCGACATCAACTGGACAGACACCTCAACAGGTTCTGACGCCGACCCATACGACTTAACGTTCACTCACGCCGACACATCGTCTCAAGGGTCGGTGAATAACAGCGGCAACACGGTGATCCAAGACGTAACATTGGACGGTTACGGTCACGTCACTGGACTAACATCGAAAGCATTGTCGATCCCGAACGCTGCGAACAACGCAACGGTTACAGTTTCAGCAGGCAACGCTCTTACGGGCGGAGGTACTTTTAATGTAGACCAAGCGTCCAATTCAACAATCACGATCAACCACGAGGACACATCCTCTCAAGCTTCTGTGAACGGCAGCGGAAGAACATACATACAGGACATCACGCTGGATGCGTACGGTCACGTAACGGGAATAGGTACGGCAACCGAAACGGTCGTAAACACTGATACAAACACCACAAGTCTTGCCATCGAGAATGTCAGCGGCACGTCCCAGTTCACTGTGACGGATACAGTTGGCCTTGAGTTTGCGGCTGGCGGTGCGGCTTCCGTAGCATTCGACAGTACAAACAAGAGGGTTACGTACTCATCTACCAATACTGAGTACAGCAACGCCACAACCTCCACAGCGGGTCTCATGTCATCTTCTGACAAGACAAAGCTGGACGGCATTGAAACGGGCGCAGATGTTACGGACGCAGCTAACGTGTCCAACGCTGGCGCGGCTATGCTTACGGGCGCAGATTTTACGGGCGTAGTCACGTTCAATTCAGACACAGACTTGAATGGTATAACAGCGGGTAATCAAGCAATATATCGTGGGAGCGGAGCCTTAAAACTCACTGGCGGCGGCCCTCAAAACAGTAGAAATTTAATCAATTTAAGTAACAATGCAGGGGCCACTATATATGGTGGCTCAGCTTCGACCAACGCGACATTACGGTCAACTTATGGTGTAACCATTGACGGCGGCGATGGCGATGTTACTTTAGATAGTGATGTGACCTTTACAGGCGCTTCTTATAACGCTGTATGGGATAAGTCCGATAACGCTCTTGAGTTTGCAGATAATGCCAAAGCCATCTTTGGAGGGGATACTGATGGAGCTATTTATTCTGACGGCAACAACTTCATTATTGATGGTACAACAACAGGCATTTATCAAACCCTAATACAAGGTACAAAAGGCGTAAAGCTGCGGAACAATGGTGGTTCTGGCGGATACGCAGACGGCTTAATTGTGGACGGTGCTGATGCCGCATCCACAAGAGTAAGAGCACAATATGGCACAACAACTCGCCTTGAAACGACATCATCGGGTGTCACTGTCACAGGTACGATATTCGGTGATGCACTTGATATTGATAATATTGCCATAAACGGTGGAACCATTACGGCCCAAGCTGGCTCGATGACTTTATCAGGAAACGTAGATGTATCTAATGGTTTAGATGTTACTGGAAATATTACAGTCTCAGGCACCGTTGATGGCGTTGATGTTGCTACCCGTGATGGTGTTCTTACTTCGACAACTACGACAGCTAATGCCGCGATGCCAAAGTCAGGTGGTACGTTTACGGGCGACGTTACCTTTAACGAAGACCTTCTGGTAGGTCAAAATGATAAGCTATGGCTTGGCTATGTCAGCGGTAATTCAAACATGGGTTTGGAGCTTTACAACAGCGGCACATCTGCGACAATAGAAAATCACAATTTTGTCACAACGTACAAATCAGACGGACATACATTTAAGCGGCACTCTACTGACCGTGAGTATATGACGCTTAACGAGGATACCAATAACACAGTAAGTTTGAAAGCGGGGGGATCAACAAAATTACAAACATCAGGAACTGGTGTAACCGTTACGGGAACCCTTGCCGCGACAGCGGTAACGGGTGATGGCTCTGGCCTTACTAATGTATCGGCTACAGATAGCACCAAAATGCCATTAAGCGGAGGTACGTTTACGGGCGATGTGACGTTTGATGGTAGCGCGGCTAATATAGTATTTGATGAAAGCCATGACGCGTTGGTTTTCTATCAAGCCGCCGACCTTAAGTTTGCTGATAGTGCTGGAACCTCAAAAGCACGCATTTTCTCCGATGGAACGCGAGTTACATGGCAAAACTCAAGTAGCGAGCCACTTAGAATTGACGCTAATGCAAATGGGTTTGAGATAAAAAGTGTTTCAAACAACATGGCTTCGTTTGAAACCACTGGCATAGAGTTATATCACAACAACTCCAAAAAGTTTGAGACAACATCATCTGGTGTAACCGTCAACGGCGCATCGTCTGATGGCGATATTGCAGTATTCCAAAAAGACGGAACCACGGTTGGAAGCGTTGGTACAGGCACATCTGGTTCCTTATTCATTGGTAATGGTGACACGGGATTATTGTTTTCAGGTACAGGAGATAGGGTATTACCTTATGACCCCTCTGGTCCATCTACCAGAGATGCTGCTGTTGACCTTGGTTCTACTACTGCTCGCTTTGCTGACATTTTCCTTTCTGGCAACATTTATTGCGGTGGGCAAATTGGTGGGGATAGTAACGATTACATCACCTTCACAAACAACACCCAAATGGACGTTTTCATAAACGGTTCTAATGAGTTCCGTTTTGAAAGTGATGGAGACTTCCACGCAGATGGAAACGTCGTTGCTTACTCCACAACGGTTGCTTCCGACGCCGCGCTAAAAGAAAACATTCAACCCGTAACTGGCCTTGCAAGCGTCATGGCCCTTGATGGTGTATCTTTTGATTGGAAACGTGACGGTAAAAAGAGCGCGGGTGTGATCGCGCAGCAGGTCCAAAAGATTATGCCAGAGGCCGTGCAAGAGGTAAAAGCTATGGATGGCTCAAAGCATCTATCTGTAAATTATAATGCTCTTACCTCTGTGCTGGTTGAGGCTATCAAAGACTTAAAGTCAGAGATTGAGGTGCTAAAAAATGCCCTTAACAAGTAGCGGTCAGATTGATTTAAACGCGATGCACGTTGAGGCTGGCGGTACGTCTGGCACCGAATGCTCTTTGAACGATACAGATATTCGTGGCATGATTGATAAAGCCTCTGGCGCACAAATGGCATTTAATGAATGGTATGGTGCATCCTCTACTTTTTCATTTACCATTTCGTCTAATACAAAACAAGGAAACCTAAATAGCTTGGCAACGGCTGCGGGATGGGATGGTTCTGCGGCTTTGGAGTGCACTATCAACTCTAACGTTTATGTATGGTCAGATAGTTCAAGCACAGCCGCCCTTATTGTAAATGTTGCTGGCGCAAAAGTTACCAACAATGGTAAAATTATGGGTAAAGGTGGTCAGGGTGGTGGTGAACATCAGGGAAATGCTACTGGCTATTCTGGTGGCCCTGCTTTGAACATAACCGCATCTAGCACAACAATCGTCAACAACTCTGGAGCATTCATTGCTGGCGGCGGTGGCGGCGGTGGCGCTGGGTATAATGAGAATAGGCACGGTGACTTCTTTTGGACAGGTGGAGGTGGTGGTGCTGGTGGCGGCTACGGCGGCTATGGCACTTATGGAGGCTCTAATAATAGGAATGGTGGTTCAATCGGAAACGCAAGCCCTAGGGGGAGTACCGCTGGTGGTCAGTACGGAGGCAATCGCGATCATGGTCATGGTGGTGGTCGGGTGCTTCCTGGTGATCAATATGTCAATGGTAGCCTTACCAGTGGGGGATACTGGGGAAGCTCGGGTCTAAGCCCTTTGTTTAGTGGCGGCTCTGGGGGTGCAGCTATCACAGGCACATCAAGAACCCTGACGAACAACGGTACAATCTACGGAAGTACATAGAGATGACTTCAACAACAAGATACCGCTACAGAGATACATTATATGAAACATTAAGTGAGGCTAGAACCGCAGGTCAGGCTCATTTAACTTGGCTTTCACAAAACCCCAGAGAGCATATGCAAGTAAAGGCGGTCACAAAGACAGGCCCGAATACCTACTCTATCGACGGTGGAGATGGCTTAACCAACGCAGAGATATTATCGAACCCCGAAGGTGTGTTTCTATGCTCTGGCGAAGTGGATGGCACATTAAACGAAGTAACGGATTTAGCTTCGGAAGTCCAAGAAAGCAAAACACGTTGGATAGACTATAACGGCTTAGAGAGTGTTGTTGAGATTATAACTGTTACCAATGAGGACCGAACGGTAACGGTAACGGAAACACTTCATTCGGTGTCTGGATAGAGAGGTGACACATGGCAAAGAGCATCAACAAAAAAGCAATGGCCTGCAACAAACCTCGTCGCCAGAAAAGCGGCAACAAGAAGTTTGTTGTGAAAGCCTGCGCCAACGGGAAAGAGAAAATCATCCGTTTTGGGGATGCAAACATGTCCATCAAGAAAGACCAACCCTCACGCAAGAAATCGTACTGCGCTCGGAGCGGAGGGATCAAGGGCAAGAGCAACAAACTGAGCGCAAACTATTGGTCACGTAAAGCGTGGAACTGTTAAAGGAGTAAGCACATGCCGTCCGTAGGAAAGAAAAAATTCCCGTACACCGCAGCAGGCAAGAAGAAAGCGGCTGCGTACGCCAAAAAAACTGGCAAACCCATGAAAAAGAAAAAGGGTTACTGATGGCTAAGACGTCAAAAGAGGTCAAGAAGCTTGGCAAGAAAACACAATCTGGCAACATGAAGCACAAGGATTGCCCCTGTACGCAAGGATAAAACCATGCCTGCGAAAAAGAAATCATCCGCCAAGAAAGACGCCTGCTACCACAAGGTCAAATCTCGCTACAAGGTTTGGCCTTCGGCGTACGCAAGTGGTGCACTTTCCAAATGCAGGAAGGTCGGCGCGAAAAACTGGGGGAACAAGAGCCGTGGCAAAAATAGTTTACGCGAGTGGTTCGCTAAGAACGATGGTAAAGGCTGGATCGACTGTAAGACTGGCAAGCCATGCGGACGACAAAAGGGTGAGAAGCGTAGATCATACCCCGCGTGTCGCCCCACAAAGGCTCAATGCAACAGCGCCGCGAAAAAGAAGACCAGTTCAAAGCGCATCTCTTGGAAGAAAAAGTAATGCCCAAACACTCAACTAAAGCGTCGAACGCAAAGAAGTATAAACCCGTAATGGCTGGAAAGCCAATCAAGAAGAAATAATCACTTCTCAACATGACAATCAAATCTCAGATCAACGACCTGATCTCGCTCTCAGAGAGCCGAGGATGGTCACGCGTAAACGAAGTGATGAAAGATGAGATACTGCAACTCGCCTTAATGATGGCTCGTACGAAGGTCATGTCCCAACAGGAGATGGACTTCAACAGAGGAGCAATCTGGGCCGCAGAGCAAATGCTCAATTTACCCGCACGCCTTATACACCAACTGCAAGGCGAGCAATCACTTGAACAATCAAACGTCCCGCCAAGGCCAGACGAAAAGGATTAAATTATGGCTCAACAAGACGATATGGATCAAGTCGCACGCATCGCAGCACGCGAAATGGGCGAAGCTCCACCGCAGCCAGAGGCTGCCCCAGCCCCTGCGCAAGCGGAAGCTCCGACAACCGAACAGGAAAAGGCAGCAGAGGTCGCATCTCCCAAGACTGAAGGCGACAAGGCGCAAGAGCCACCGCTGATGTATAAGGTCAACATGAACGGCGAAGAGCGCAACCTCACGCCGCAGCAAATCTCTGGCACCTTCGAGCGTTACCGCGATCTGAACCACAAGAACGCACAGATGAAACCTGTCAACGATCTTGTGAACAAGATGATGGAAGCGAGCGGGTCAAGCCCAGAGCAAGTCGCGAAGCTTATACAAGCTGCCACGCAAGCCTTTACAAAGAACGCGAAGATGGGACGCGCCCAAGACCCGAACACCGCAGGCGTTGCGAACCCAGAGCAGCCGTCAAATATGCCACAGGGGAACGACCTTGAGGCTGAGTTTAAAAAGTACGAGGACGATAACGCGATCTCCCTGCCCCCAGGATATAGGGAAAGCATGGAACGCATGGCGCGTATGGAGCAGAATTTTCAAAGTCAGTTGGCGACTATGCAAAAGGTTCTCCAAGCCAGCCAGCAAAGCGCACAGGCAGGACAAATGTCCGCGCAAAATGCGCAGGGTAACAGAATGGCAGCCATACGCCAGTCCATCTCAAACAACCTGAACTCTGCGCAAGCAAAGGCTGGCCTGTCTGACGATGACGCAAAGCCATTTATGGCGTTCGCGGGTGAGCGCGGATACACAGCCGAAGACTTCGCAAGTCCCGAGCTCACAGCGATGGTGATGGAAGACTACAAGAACCAGAAGAACACGCCAGAGTTCCAACGCCTGCAAGACATGAACGCACGCAGAGAAGCCTTCTTGCGCTCACAGGCAACTGGTACGGCAACGAGCCAGCCAGTCGTTGCAAACAAGCCCAGTGACCTTCAGCGCCTTGGCGCAAAGGCCATGAGTACGGCAATGCAACAGGGCCGTGCACGCGGCGCATAAACAGGGACGACGAACAAATACGCCTGCCGTATGTTACGCATAACGGCAGGCGCTACGGCCCCGCACCCGTTGCTTTGGAACAATAGAAGGTACGCGTGATATTCCGCGACTTATCTTGCGTTTCTCGCAAAACGTAACCCAACGCCAGAAAGGAAACGATCATGGCTGCTATTCAAGGCTTGCGGGGAACAGGACAATTTACGTCGGACTTTCGCCCCAAAAACTATCGTGAGCTTTACACACTGTTGGAACCCAACGGCAACGCTCCACTTAATGCACTCTTGTCTATGACTTCATCAGAAAGCACAGACGACCCTGAGTACAAAAACTTCAGAGACGAACTGCCAGACCGTAAGCTTACGGTGAACGGCGCTGTCGCCTCCACATCAACAACCTCGATTACAATCGACGCTGGAAACGACAACTTGTTTGCCGTCAAAGGTACAATGATTGTGAACGCATCTACTGGCGAGGTAATGCGTTGTACTGCTGATAGTACGGCTACTGGATTGACCGTAGAACGTAACATCGGTGGGACATCACACCAAATCGCTGACAACGCTGAACTCTTCATCGCAGGCACAGCCTTTGAAGAAGGCGCGACATCTCCAACTGGCGTGTCATTCGACGCATCAGTAGCGAGTAACTTTACACAGATTTTCCGTACAGCCTTTAAGGTCACAGAAACTCTGCGTGCTACGAACTTGCGTACTGGAGATAAAGAAGACGAGATGGCGACCAAGGCTCTCAAGCTTCACATGCAAGACATCGAACGTGCGATGTTCTTCGGTAAGAAGCACGAAAGCAATGGCTCAACATCGCAACCACTTCGCTTCACTGGCGGACTTACAACAACTATGTCTTCCGTGATCGACCGTTCTACAGCATCAAACACGATGACTGAAGATCAGTTCGACCGCGCATTGATCGAAGACGTATTTGCGTTCGGCTCCAAGCAGAAGATCATGTTCTGCGGCGCGAAGGTTGCTGGTCACTTGCAGAAGTTCGGCAAGAACCGTTGGCAGCCAACACAAGTTGAAGGCACGTACGGCGTAAACGTTACGCAATACTCAACCTTCGCTGGCGACCTTATGGTTCACCTGCACCCACAGTTCCGCCAAGTCCCAGGAATGGACAACGCGGCAGTGATCCTTGACTTCCCATACTTGAAGTATCGCTTCATGGAAGGTCGGGATACTGCGCTTCTTCGTGATCGCCAAGCGACCGACGAGGACGCAGTCAAGCACGAGTATCTTACAGAGTGCGGTCTCGAACTGCTCCAAGATAAAGTGCACACATATATCAAAAACTGGACAAATATCGCATAACCAGAAGACTACTATTCTTAAATTCAAAGGGCCGCGCACTGCGTGGCCCTTTGTGCATGGGACGACATGACAACATGCGTACGCCATAAATGACGCAACGCAATCTCAGGAGCAAAAAATGGCACTCAAACGCGCACGTAACAAAAAAGGTCACTACATTCCCGACGACCCAAACACGCCAGAGAATGAGGCGTTCGTGCAAGAAGACGCACCCAAGCCAAGCAAGCCCAAGGCGAAGAAAACTGGCTTCAGTTGGTATATTTCTTCATCCCCTGAGAACGGCGCATTCGATGTCAAACTTGGCGAAGACATAAGAGTTCGGGGGTCATGGGACGTACAGCGTCAGTACGTGACTTGGAAAGTGCCAGCCGACCTCGACGAAATGTTCAAGATGCACCACCACATCTGGTCGGGCCGCATCATTCCCAAAGAGGATGATTGATGGCAGAAGCAAGCGTACAAAAACCATTCGCCGCTGGCAAAAAGGGGTACACTCCGCTTGAAGACTTGATCAGGTCGGCACTCGTACGCGCTGGCAACTTTTCTCCGTCACGCGTGGACGGCGAAGTAATGATGATGATGATCGAGCTTGCGAACCGCGTAATCGAAGAGGTACGCCGCCATCCTTATTGGACTGGTGGAGACATCGACTATTACAACGACATCACAGAATGCCGCGACATCCCAGATATGATAATGATTGACGGGCTGACCGCGCATTACTTCTTGCAGCAAGGCTCCGAAAAGGCGGTTCTGTTTCTCAAACTGTATCAAGCCAACCTAACCGATACGCTTCTTGAACGTGACATCGGCAATAAAACTTTGTGCATAAACATAACCGATGGCGGCAGTAACCACAGGTACAAAGCAAACACAGCAAACTCAAACAAGGTCAGCACCACAGCGAACAGCGCAAGTTCGGGCAACACAACAACGACAACAACTTCTAACAGCACAAACTCAGGGTATTAAACATGTCGAGGCTTGCGTACGCACCCATAGCCATAAATTCGGATGCCATGAGTTATTATGGCTTTCGTGGTATGGACCGTTCGCGAGACATCACGAACATGGAGAGCCAAGAGCAGCAAAGCTTCTTTCTGCTCAAAAACTGTTACGTTGACTATCGCGGTCAGTTGATCCGCGACCCAAGTTTCTTTTTACACGAAGGCTCCAACCGCTTCCTCGTAAAAACACTTCGCTTCTACAACCGCGACCGCGTCGTATTCGCGGAAGAGACCGAAGCAGCTACACGCCTCGCCTCTGATCGAGGCCACCTTGTCGAAGACGCGTACGCAAAAGAAGCGGTCGTCACGATGACAAACTTCCAAGGTAAGGTGCACATCTTTTCCCGCGACGCTGTCATGCGTCAGTACGACGGCTTCCAGTTCACGACTTCTACTGCATCTGCAAAGCCAGCATTCGGCGTACCCATCCAAACACGCCTCGCGGTATCTGGTTTCAAAGATAACCCAACACTTATTCAGTTCAGTCGCGTCAACAATCCAGAAATCTTTCTGGACGAAGAAGCTACGACCAACGAAGTGACCCGCGCCGCATTCATCGACATCGCGAACCTCATCGGGACCGCCGACGAGATTGTCGGGCTCGGCGTGTTCGAGGCCAACAGGCTTGCCGTGTTCACGAAAGACCAGACGCTTGTCTACATCCTCGACCCTGACTTTGAGCAGTGGCAACTCGACAGCCGCGCAAACTTGCGTATCGGCTGCATCTCTCACAACACCATCGTCAACGCTGGCTCCGACATCTTGTTCTGCTCACGCCGTGGCATACACTCTTTAATGCGCTCTGAGCAAAACGGATTGACAATCGCAGAAGCATCTCTGTCAGACGAAATCGAGCCGCTGTACCAAGAGTTACTGCGTACCACGCCAAACATCGAGACTATTTCTGCCGCGTACGATCAAGACACGCAGACGTACCACATCTTCTTTCCACGTGCGAACCGCAAAGAAAGCACCCGCCTGTCCATGAACTTTCGTGGTGGATACGAACTCATCAACTTCCAGACAGGTGACGCACTGCGCCCGTTCTGCGGCGCGTTTCTTGGTGGACGCTTTATGATCGGCGCGACCGATGGTGTGTACGAGGCCACCGACAGAAGCGTTTTACAAGAGACAGGCATCTCCACGCTTCGCCGTTCACAAATGATAGGCGAAACCCCGATCCTTTGGATGGGCGACTTCGTCGGCAACAAACGTGCGCACACCTTAATCATACAAGCCCAAGGCAAAGGGCGCTTCTTTGTTGACGCTCTCGATGATCAAGAGCGCATGATGGAAAGTATTGAGGTCAACCTCGAACACATCGAGGGCGACGAAAACTTGGGGGATGCCCCGTTAAGTTCAGATTACACCTTCCCATTCAACCACGTTTTTCGGGGCGTACGCCTACGATTTAGAACCGATGACTTGGACGCACAAAGCGACGTTCGTGTCATTAGCTTCGCATTCTTAATGCACAAGGAGAAATAAGATGGCTCGCTTAAAAGTCCTGTACCCAGGAAATCATACGAGTTCAGGAAATATCGGCGCTGACATCGAGAACATCGTGCGCTATCTGAACAGCGCCGAAAACGGTGACAAGACCCTTTCCGAACTGGTCGATGTATTGTTCGACAACGAAGGCACGCTGAAGTCGCCAATCGAATTGCGTAACGACAGCACCAAAGGCTTGCAGTACCGCGTTGGTACATACACGTCTGCCGAAGAAGGCTGGATTGATCTTGCTACGGCAGCAAGCTTACGTGGTGTGGCAGGTGCAAACGTCGGCACAATCGGCGCTCCCATATTCTCAGGCCGCCAAGACATAGACATTACCGTAACAAACACGCAAACATTCACGTTTGCCCACGAAACTACAGACCAAATCATCGTCTACAAGAACGGCGTGCTTCTCAAGAACGCTGACGTCACCGCGAACGCAACTGGCAACACGGTAACGATCACCCCGACAACCGCTATTAACGATGTCATAAGTATCTACAAAGTACCGAACGCTGCACAGACTGGGTTCTCCAGAACCGACGCCACAGCAACTACA